ACTCCAGCAGCAAACTGGGATACAACTGAAGCATCAGGAAAACAGATTTATAACGACTTATTTGAAATGGCTATGATGTTAAAGAAAAACGGAATGTCAGCAACTGATGTTTTAGTATCTCAGGACGTTGCTTATGTAATGATGAACAACGAATACATCTTAAAGATGTTAGACAACAGACGTGTTGAAGCTGGATTCATTCAGCCCGAAGAATTAGCCGGCACAGGTGCAACAAAAATCATGACATTAAATATCAACGGTGTAATCTTAGATATCATCACTTATGTTGAAGAATATGAAGATGTTGACGGAAACATGAAAACATATATTCCAGCAAAACACATTTGTGTGACTGCTCCAGCTGCAGGCCGTACTGTTTACGGTGCCGTAACTCAGATGGAACAGAGCGATGGACGTTTCCACACTTACGCTGGACAGGACGTTCCAAAATACATCGCTGATGCAAACACAAATACAAGAGAAGTCACTGTATCATCTAAACCTTTACCAGTACCAAACAACATGAACTGTTTCATCGTTGCTAAGGTTTTAGCGTAGGAGGTTGACGACGATGTCTGCTATTAAAGTTATTCAGGGAAGAGTTTCAATCAGAACTGAAGTGAATGGGACTTATCTATTCACTTCAAAGGACTGGAGAGATGATCCCTTCGAAGTAGATGAAGCGCAGGCCGAAAGACTCGTCGGTCTTGGTGTTGCAGTTTATGCTGACGGCACTGAATTGCCTGCATTTGAATCTGAAGAATCTGAACAGGAACAGTCAAGTGCTACAACTGAACCTTTATCTGAAAATGAATCTGTTAACGTAGAAGATATGTCATACAACGAATTGAGAAGCTACGCGAAGGAACAAATGTATGACACACATGGATGTAAGACAAAGAATGACTACATCAAAAGAATCAAGGATATTGAATCTGAACAAGGTGACGAATCCGATGATTACGAGAACGAATCATATGATGATGAAGAGTTCCCTGGAATTGATGTAAACATTCCAGAATAGAGGAGGAAAAGCCATGATCAAGATGATCAAAGGGACATACGGACTAGAAAAAGATGGTGACGTCATCGCAATGAATAAAGATTCCAAACCGTTCTCAATTAACGCTGAACGTGAGCAGGAACTCATTGGCCTCGGAGTTGCCGCCAAAGTAGAAATTCAAGATGAGTTCACAAATATGAAGATGCAAGAATTACGCGATGTGGCAAAAAAACAGGGCATCAATGTTAAAGGCATCAAATCACGAGAAGAAATTGTCGAAAAGCTTAGAGAAGAAAAATGAGTTTCAAGGAAATAGTGGAGCAGGACATCATGTCTGTATTCCTGGATGAAATGGAATTCGCTGACACTCACAACGTCGAAGGAAAAGACATCGACTGCGTGATCGACAACGATAATATGGTGAAGTTTAAAAACAGCGTTGCGTTAGGTGAAACGCAGGCAGACATGCTTCTTTTCGCAAAACGCGAGGACCTTCCCCAAAAATTAAAGGTCGGACAGCTTATCAGCTTAGATGCAAAGCAAATGATTATCTCAAGTGTGAAGATTGATATGGGAATGGCTCAAATCGGGCTCATTCAGAATATCATGTCTTAATAATGACGATCGTTTCAGAGCTCAATCGCTTATGCGACTGGCTGAATGAAGAGGTCTGTCCAAAAATTTCAATGAAGGTTCCTGATGACTTCATACAAGACGAGAACATGAAGGTGCAGTTTATGCATCCTCATGCATTCCCGCTGATTATTCCAGGGGAGGACAAACTCCCTCCAAATATTCCAGCACCGGTTCCATCAATCTGTGTGCAACTCATGAAAGCAAACGACAATCTCGTCGAATCAAAACGTGAACTTGAAATAAGACTCTCAATGAATGCCTGGAGTCCGGGCGACTACGGAGCAGAAACCGCACAGCTTATCGAAGATGATAAGTCTCTAGGTGGATATAAGTATCGCGTGGACCCAAGCATCAAGACATTCACCCGCAACGTGAACGGATGGGTTGAGTCTTACAATTTTCTCGACACAGTCCTGACAGCCATTGAAGAAACTGAATTCATTGATGGCCTAAGACTGAAAAAAGAGGATTCTATTGAATTCGGCCCTTTTACCGAAGGCGGATACATCCTCGACTTCTATCCAATGTGGCACAATTACATAAGTCTCAAATTTGAGACAGGGAGAACTATCTCACATAGCAAGTCATACAAAGACTTACTATAAATAAAAAAATAAGGAGGAAAAGCACATGGCTTATAAACATGGCGTTTATGGAGTTATCGATGAATCGAGAGTCAGAGATGCAGTCCAAGCTAGCACTGTCGCAGCATACATCGGTACAGCTCCAGTCAATCTTATTAGAGGCTACGCTGAAAAAGGCTTAGTGAATAATCCTGTTTTATTGACAAACAAATCAAATGCACAGGCTATAATCGGGTACTCCGATGACTGGTCTAAGTTCACTTTATGTGAAGCGATTGATGAACATTTCAATAATACAGTTCAAAATGTAGGCCCTATTTATATTATTAACGTTTTAGATCCTGACACACACAGAGCAGCATCAAAAACAACAAAATCTCTTACTTTTGTAAACGGCAAAGCGGAATTTAAGGATTCATCTATCATCCTTGATACTTTCGCAATTGCAGACAAAGTCGAAGGAATAGACTACGAAGTATCTTATTCATTCGCAAAAGGTACAGTTCAGGTCAAGATGCTAACAGGATCAGACACTACAATCTCTGCATCATATAGCACTGTCGATGTCTCAGCAGTGACATCTGCCGACATCATCGGTGAAACTACAGCTGCAGGAGAATATAAAGGATTAGACGCTTTAAAACTTTTATACCAGAAGCAGAACGCTGTACTAAATTTATTAGCAGCGCCTGGATATTCTGAAATTCCTGACGTTTACAAAGCAATGGTAGGTATCGTTCAGAAATTAAATGGGCATTGGGATGGATTCGTGATGGCTGATATTCCATTACACGATGGAGAAACAGCAATCGATACAATCGCCAAAGCTAAAGCATGGAAAGAAGCCCATGGATATGATTCTGAATTTTCAAAAGTATTCTGGCCACAGGTAAAAGATGGATCAGGAAAAGCTTATCATTTATCAACAGTAGGAATGGCAACACAGCTAGCAGTGGATATCTTACATGACGGCGTGCCATTCGAATCATGCTCAAACAAAGAAATCATGGCAACAGCTCAGTACTTCGGAGAAGACGCAGTAAACAACGGGTTTGATGAATTAACAGCTAACGAATTAAATGAAGCAGGTATCACATCTGCAACATTCCGCGGCGGTGTTTTCGTTCTTTGGGGACCACACACGGCAGCATATAAATACGGATCAGTTAACGATCCAAAAGGAACATTCGATGTCAACATCCGTATGCTTGAATACGTAGAGAACTCATTCCAGTTAGATCATATGTCACAGATTGATATCCCAATGACACCTGGTCTAAAAGATTCAATCTTAAATGCTGAACAGAACAAATTAAATGCATTAGCTTCAATCGGTGCATTAATTGGTGAGCCTGAAGTTCTATTCTTAGAAACTGAAAACAGCACAACAGACATGCTGCATGGTGACTTTGTATGGAATATCGCCATCACAAATGCTCCACCATTTAAATCAGGAACAGCTAAAGTAGCATATACAGATGAAGGATTCTCTTCATTCTTTACTAATTCGTAGGAGGTAAAAGCATGAATAAGAAAACAGCAATCGTCGCTGATAAATTCTTATGCGACGGAGAAGAAATCGCATATGATGTCAGCTTCACACTTCCAGCGATTGAACTATCAACAGCTGACATTCAGGCGATGGGTACATTCTCGGTACCTTTGGTCGGATTGATGGAAGACATGGAAACATCAATCACACACGTAGGCTCACAGAAAGCCGAAGCCAAATTCAATAAGTTCGGTACTCATAACTTTGAGTTCCGCTGGGTGCAGCCTGCAATAAAAGAGACAGGCGAAGTAGCATACGAATCATGTAAAGCATTCGTAAAGGTTATGCCTGCATCAACAGGTGAAACAGCAGTGGAAATGGGTTCTGGAACAGAAATCGAAGGTACATACAAGACTATTTCATACCGCAAGATTGTTGATGGCGAAGAAGTCTACTACGTAGACAGATTTGCTAAAGTATTCAAGATCGGCGGAGAAGATCTATACAGCCAGATCGCCAATTTGATGAAATAACCGCAAAAGGGAGATCATCAGGTCTCCCTTATTTTTAAAAAAGACATGAAAGGAATTTGAAAATATGGAAAACACAATCGAATTAAAAAATCCCATTATGATCAACGGGGATGAAGTCAAGACATTATCTTACGACTTTGATAAGATTGATGGTCTACTTTTCGCACAGGTAGAAACAAAGAGAAAGGCAGATGCAGGAACAGAGAATGCAGCAATTACATATGTGGCAGAAGCAGATCCAGGATTTCAGCTATATATGGGATATGCAGCAATCATCGCTGATAACAGAAGTTATGATATCGAAGATTTAAAGCGTGCGAAAGGACATGACATCATCCAGATCATGAACATCGGGCGAAATTTTACTTTCGAGTCGGCCGTGGAATCACAAGCAAACGACTCAGAAAATGCTATCGAGACTATGCCAGAGTCTACCACACCA